CATCGCGGCTTGTCCGTTGGGCTTGTAGCCATCGGCGGTGCCGGTCTTAAGGATCGCGAGCCGGACGATGTCGGCCTGCGTGGAGATGGAATTGGTGGCGCGTTGCCTTCCGACCCGCTCGGTGGCGTGGAGGAACGCAGGCTTTTGCAATGTCGCGCCGTAGACCTCGGCAAGTTGGGTGAACAAGTCCTTGCTGCCGGTAAGAGGCATCGCGAGGACGGCGGCGAGTTTGATCGAAAGAAGTTCGGTGAAGATCGCCGGGAACGAGGTGGGCGTCGTGATATTGGCGATGTAGTCGAGCGCGACCGGAGAGGTGAGGTTCGTATGGAGGTTAGTTCCAACGATTTCCCAAGTGCCGAAATTTTCGCTGGCGTCGATATTGCCAAGGCGGATCGCCCGGATGAAGTCAGTGGGCAGGGTGTATTGAACCGAGTAGCCGGTAAGCGGGGCCGTGCCGCTGGTGAGGGAAACCTGCTTGCGGCAGAACTGCCAATCGAACTCGGCTTGGAGTTCCTCGACCGTCTGCGTGTAGAACAGAGAGCAATACTGCGCCTGTGCGGTCGCGTCCGTGAGTGCGGTGATGCGGGAATCACCGAGGCGGGCGAGAGCGAGGTTGCAGATTTGGATGTCTGTCATTGAGGCGCGGTCAGATCACAGATTGAAAAATTGGGTGGCAGACATTTCCCGGTCTGCCAGCGGGGTGCGGGAACTTAGAGGACTTCGTCGCAGGCGATCTCGACGACCTTCTTCTCTTCCATACGCACGGCAGCGAGGCTGGCCACGGAACGGATTTGAAGGGAGTGCGAGAGGTCGGTGCGGATGTCCATGTGGGTCTTGAGGCCACGCTCGGCGAGGACGATGCCGCTCTTCACATAGGCGAAGCAGGAGCGGATATCGACGGCCAACGGGAGCTGTTGGCTGCGGCGGAATTTGAAACCCATGAAGGTGTTCAAAGTGCCGTCCACAAGGGCGCGGACCGTATTGTAGTCTGCGCTTGTGATTTTATCGTCACGGAGCAGGTCTTGAAGCTGTTTGGCCGAGACCACGATGATGCGCTCTTCTTCCTCGTCAACCTCGTTGCTGTCGAAAAGGAACTTCGCAGCGCGGAGCTTGGCGATGGTGAGGCCGCTATTGGCGGCGGTGCCGGACTCGACATAGCCAACTGCGATTTTTTGACCGGCTGGCAATGCGGTTTGAACAATGCCAGTAGGTCCGGTGGAAGCTGCCCCACCGAGGGCGTCAATGATTACCTTGTCGCAAGTGCGAGCGTAGGCTGCTCCGTGGCTCTGGATAATTGGGCTGGTCGGAAGAACGACTTCGCCGAGGAACTGCTCATCCCATTCGTCAACAAGTTTGGCGCAGTCATATTGCTGCGGACGAATCCAACGCTTGGCCATCACTTGATCGGTGATCCTGGTGTCGCGTGAGCGATCCGTGATCTGCGTCATCGAGGTTGCGTCGAGTTGGTTGTAGGATTTCTCCTTCCCTTCGATGGAATCGAGGGTGACATATTCTTTCAGCCTGCTGTTCTTTTGCTGAACGAGGTGTTTCCAGTTGCTATCGAACTGGGTTGTGAAGTGGTTGGGGATGTTCGTCAGAACTCCGTTTAGATCGGGCATTTTATTCTCCTTGAATTGGGTTGAGTTGGTATCAGTCGAAACTGATGGTTTGTTCTGCTCCCTTCGCTTTTCCGAGTGTCCCGTGAGGGGTCAGCGGCGGCGGGTATTAGGGAGCAGGCTCAACGAGGAGGTGTCTGCTCTGACGAAGGAGTGTGTAGCACACTCCGAGGTATCAGTCAAAAATTAGCGGGGCCGAGAGTCGAACTCGGAATTCCAGATTATGAAACTGGTGTGATACCTTTTCACTACCCCGCAGTTTTTCATCCCTGCTTGAGCAGGGAGGTGACGAGCGCAGCGGCTTCGCGGTCGCCATCCATGTAGCGTTTGTGCCAAGTGTTGTCGGGGTTCGACATGATGTCCTTGGCGCGGGCCGCGCCGGTCATAAATTCCGTGCCACCCATGGAGCGACCGACCTTGTCCTCGCTCATCATTTGCGCCATGCGAACGAATCCACGCACGACTTCAGGATCGCTGAACCCATGGGAATTCGCATCGACCCCGGCGATCTTCGCGGCCTGCTTGGCGAGTCCGATGTTCTTTCCGAAATCATTTCCCCATTCCTTTTGCAAGGTCGCCACGGCCTCGGTGCGTTGCTTCTCGTAGGTGGCTTGGATCGCCTCTAGCTTGAACATTTCGGTCTTCGCGTGTTGCGCGACGAGTTCCTTCATGGCCGATGGCGGGATGCCGTGCTTGTGAGCGATCTCGGCATAGGGCTTCGCCATGTCGTCGCTCCATGTCATCCCCTCGGGGAGTGCCTCGGGAGCGAACTTGTATTCCTCCAGCGACTCGGGAACGCCCATCGCACGGCGGAAAGCGGCGACCTCCTCGGGCGAGGATTTTTCGTTGGGGACGCCGAGCTTTTTCCCGATCAGCGCATTCGCATTCGCGAGCGCCTTCGCCATGTCGGGCACGCTCTTGTATTTCGCGAGCGTGTCTTTGTAGGCGGCGGAATCCTCGGGGAGGTTGTTAGTCCATCCTTCTCCGAAGGTGCCGTCTGGATTCACCCAGCTGGTTGAGGGTTGCGTGGTGGTGGTGGTCGTCTCCGAAGCGGCGGGCGCTGCGGTGTTGGTGCTGTCGGCTCCTGTGTCGAGCAGACTCTGCTCGGAGGAGGTATCGATGGTGTCTTCCATAAATGGTATCAGTCAAAACTGCTCGTCAGTTTTGATGCGGGTGGTAACCGAGATGGGTGCGGCGTCCGGCGTAGCGGATCGCGAATTCCTGCGGGTGGTAATCGCGCATCCATTCGACATAGGCAGGGGTCTTGTCGCCGAGCATCTGCTCCATTTCGGGTGCGGGCGGGATGTCTTTTTTGGGTTCGGTTTTTTTGCTCATTTTTTAACCTTTCGTTTGGGGGCTTCGATGTCGCCGTCTGCGATGACCGGCCTGCGGAGGACCGATTCGATGTGAAGGACGACACCGCGCTGGCCATCGCGAAGGGCGGCGACCACAGGGTTGAAATCGTAACCAGGCAGGAAGACTTGGCTTTCGGTGGCGAACTGCGCCTTGAGGTCGGCGATGACCGCTTGGCCTTCCTTGGTGCTGAACACACGATGGTAGGCGTTGGTGACCTTCTGGCGCTCGCGCTCGCGCCGAAGGGCGGCGGCTTTGTCCTCGGGAGCCATCACGCTTGTCCCATCATGCCGGGGAGCATCCCGGCAAGCATCGAGTCCTGCTTCACCGCACCGGCCTTACCAAGTGCGCTTGCGGTGCGCTCCATTTGCTCGGCCTGCATGGCCTGCTGTTGAGCTTGGGCGCGGGCGGCTCGTTGCTGCGCGACCATTTCCTCCTCCATGAGCCAGCGGGCGGGAAGACCATCGTTGCGGGCCATGTCGCGGCAGATTTCATCGAAGTCGAAATTATCGAGCATGTCGGGCTTGATCTGCACATAGGGCAGAAGCATCTCGCTGGTTCGGATGAAGGCAGCGTTTTCGAGACTCTTGATCGCGAGGGCGATTCGGGAGTTGTAGGCGACATCCGGCTCGGGGATGTAACCGACCATCGTGAGTTGTTGGGGTGGGGGAGGGAACTTGCCAGCGCGGGCCAAGATCGCAAAGACCCGGCGAAGGAGCGGGTTGAATAGCTCGGTCGTGAGGCGGGCGAAGGTTGGGGAGAATTGGATCAGCTTTTCGCTCGCTCGCTCGGCGACTTCGCGGGCGGTCATCTGCTTTTGCAACTGCGCGAACATCTGAAAGAGGTCCACATGGAAAGCTTCGTTGATCGCCTTGCGCTTTTGTTCGGCCCGCTCGACGCCGATGTCGTAGCGCCCGCCGGTTCCCCATTCCTTCGGGGTTGCATTAGGGTTGTTCGGATCGAAGTAGGTCACGCCACCGGCGCGGAGGTCGATGTCGCCATCGAATCCAGCAGGGATCAGAATGCGAGGGAACGCATGAATCTCGGCGAGGGAGTCGAGTTGCTTTTCAAGAAAATTGAGTTGCTTGCATTCCGGCAGCGCGGTCCACGATGGCGAGTAGCCATAGCACTCCGAGTTCTTCCACTTGAGGTAGCGGGTGACGAAGAACGGTTGCTCATCGAAGCCAGAGGACAGGAAGACATGCTTCGATGCCTTGTCCACATAGACCGAGGCGTAGGGTTTGTTTGCGCCATCGCGCTTGCCTTGCTCGATCTCACCCGGACCACGGGGAGCAATCAAATGGACACAGGAAAATTTGCGGTTGGAGTTGGGTTTCTCCAATTCCTTCTTCATGGAGTCGGTCAAGTTCTCCACGCCGAACTTGAGTGCGGCCTGCCGTGCCGTCATCTCATACTCGCGGGAGAGCGTATCGACATAGCCCTCGTCGTCCTCGCTGATCGCGAACGATCCGAGATCGAGCTTCGTGAAATTTAGGGAATTGTTCTTGCCGCCTTCCACCAAGATCGCCGCCGTGCCGAACGCACCCCGGTCGAGATAGAGTTCGTGAATCTCGGTGTAGAAATTACTGCGAGAAAGTTCGGCCTGCATGACCTCGGTGCAACGCTTGAACCATTGCTCGATCTCGTCCTCGCTTTCCATCGCCTTCGGCGGTTCCAGACTGAACCACCGGCTTTCGAGCGGCGTCATCCAACTGAGTTGGCCATTGGCCAGAATCATGTTTGCCCGGACGGCGGTGGCGTCGAAAAGCTGTGCCTCGTCTTCGGTGGTCGGCGAGGTCGTCTGTGTGAACATCGTCGCCTTCCGGGGCATCACATACTTCGCGATGTCCTCCCAGAGAGATTCCCATGTGGCCCGCTGATGCACTAGTTCCGCATGGCGCTGCAAAACCTTGTCGGCGAGTTCGGGATTTTTTCCGGTCATTTGGTATCAGTCAAAACTGAATTAACCGAGGGTCGAGTAGCCGGTCGTCACGGGAGCCTGCGAGGATTCCCCGGCGAGGATGGATTTCCGCATTCCCTTGCGGCGAGCGGTCTCTGCCGCCATGTCGGCCTGCGGGTTGCCGGGGTCAACCTGCGCTCCGGGCGCGGGCTTGTTGGCTTCCATCTGGCGGAGCATTTCCTCCTGCTGGCGTTTTTGCTCCTCGGCCTGCTGGCGTTGGAGTTCCATTTGCTGGCGCTGCATGGCGGCTTGCTGATCGGCGGCTCGCTGCATGCGTTGCTGCTCGGCTTGCGCGTTTTGCTGCTCTTGTTTGCTCGGGCCTTTGCGTCCGCCTCCACCGAACCACGCTAGGCAGGGAGAGAGGATGGGGTTGATTTCGTGGTCAGTAAGTCGCATCGCTTTTGGAGTTTTTGGGTTTCGTAAACTCGGAGCGGGCGGGCTCGCCGACTCCATGCGATGAAGGGAAGACGATACGGAGCAAAGTTGCAAGGGTTATTTTGACTGATACCACTATATATAGTGATCAGCCAGCAGTTCTGACACAACCTGTGGTATGTGTGAGCCGCATCGCGCCAGCGTTCCTCCGGGTCGTAAATGTCCACCGGGCGGGCGAGCATGAAGAAGTCCTCGGTGTTGATGACGACCCCATTCCATGCGGTGAGTTCGACCTCCTCGGCGAAACATCGCGGCTGCGGGTAGCGCCGGTAGAGATCGAGGATTTGGAGTTCCAGTTCGCGATTCACCGCCGCACCTTTCCGAATCCACCGCCTCGGAATCCTGCCATGACTCGGGTTGCTTCGTGGCGCTCGGCTTTCCGAGGGATCGCGGAGCGGTCGATGACCATGCCTCGCTTGATAGCTTGGTGCGAGAGGCTGAATGCATCGCAGAAGTGGGATGACCAATCATGCACCGGCACATCCTTGATGGTCACCCCATCGCGCTCCTCCTTGGAATGGTAGGCGTCGAGCGCCTCGATGCCGTCCGCGCACCCGGCCTCGTTCATCGAGATGCGCGGGAACGCATCATTCGCCAAGTTGATCCCGTCCCATACCGAGTTCTGCCTTGGCACCGGCACCACGCCGGTTAGCCCGCTGCGAGCGAGCGCCTCCTGCCAGAGTCCTCCCACTTCCGCTGCGGCGTCATGCGGGATGTAATGCCCCCCGTAGGCATACTGCCGGTCCTTGAGCCGCGCCGCCCAATCCGCAGGCGTCTTGCATTCATCGGACCCGGAAAGGGATTCCAGATAGTTGATGCGGTCGCCGACCATCTGCCATATCCAGACCTTCTGGTTCAGCGGAGCGCCCACATCCCAGCTTGTGTAAGTCGGGAGTTCTTTGAACCACAGGACATCGTTTGTGACCCGCTTCTCGGATCGCGCCTTTTCAAGCGAGCGAACATAGATCGCGCCCGGGCGACCGATGTTGAAGCTGCATTCGTATTCCTGCTGGAACGCATTTTCCGTGGTCCCCCGCCGGATGTCCGCGAGTTCCTCGGGCGGGATGATTCCGCTCTCGCTCGCCTTGAGCATGAGTGTGAACCACTCGCTGTCCGCACACGCCCGGTTCCACATCTTCCAGAAAATGTTTCGCCCTTTCGGTGTCCCAACCCATGTCGCCCAGCCTTGGTAGTCGGTGAGTGTGGGCCGGATGACATTGTCCCACGCCGCCGGATCGAGATCCGCTGCTTCGTCCATGACCACGCCATCGAGGTAGATTCCGCGCAGGCGCTCGTAGGCTTCTCCCGAGTAAAGCCGGATCGTGGCCTCGTTGTGGAATGTAATCTGCAAATCCGCCTTGTTCACCACCACGCCGGGGATTTGCGAGGTGAACTGGACAAGGTATTTCCAAGCGATGTCTTTCGCCTGCTCGCGGGTCGGAGCCACATAAGCGTATCGGAGAGGTGGTCCGCTGCGCTTGTGTGAAAGCGCCTTCGCGATGAGGTCTTGGATGCAGACGAAACTCTTCCCGGCGCGGCGATGCAAAACCATCACCGACCAGCGTTGTGTGCGGTGCAGGTAGCTTGCCAACTGGGGGCGCGGGATAATGTCGATGTTAATGGCCACCGATGCGGATGTTGATGTCCATGGCCCCGGCGACCTCGATCTTCTCGGGTTCGTTCCATCCCATCGCCTTCGCGAGCATCTCACCATACTTCGCGCAGGTCGCCGATTCCGGTGGCATTTCCATGAACCGCTCGCGGAGTGTTTCGAGGTAGGTCTCGCGTTTGTAGGTGAGTTTCGCCTCGGATTTGGCACGGAGTTCCTCCACTCGCTTGCTGATTTCAACATTTTTCAACAATCGCTCGCCTCCCTGTCCGGCTCCCTTTTCGGAGTAACCGGCGCGGATGTAGGCTTGGGTGAGCGACAATCCGCTCGCGACCCCTTGGCAAAACGCCTCTTGTTTCGGGTTCAATTTCATAGAGTTGATGGTATCAGTCAAAATTGATCTTGACAAGTATTGGGAATCTCCCCCTCATACTCCCCCTGTGGTTGTTATTTCGATGTGGGTCATTTCTTCGGCCTTCGTTTTAACTTTGGTTTGCCGGAAGAGGATTTCGATGGTTTCCGGGTCGTCGTCTTCGATGAGTTTGGCATAGCGCAACTGGTCGATGAGAGGCTTGCAACCGCCTGCGAAATTGTCGGCGTCGAGGAGCGAGCATGAGCATCTCGTAATGACGAGAGTAGTGCGGCCTTGGCGCGGACTTTCTCTTTTTGCAGAAGCGACCAATGCTGCCCGAGAAGCCGGTTGAGACTTGGGGTGAGATATCCCCGCAGTTGAAGTGTGAGAGTAAACTCCCGGGCTGGATTCGGTGTAGCCGAGTTGCTTGAGTTGTTCATGGGTCCAGTTCATCGTTTTTTTCGCTCCCGTAGCATCTTGATGATCTCGGGGTATTTCGCCGGGTAGAATGCCGCGTCTTTGATTTTGTCCGCAGGTAAATCCATCGTGGAGCAGACTTGGCTGAACGCTCGGTTCTTAAAAAAATGCCGAGCCGACCGCCGAGCCTCCACCATGATCGCCCGCTGGTGTTTGGATTTGTATTTCTGGCGATTCCAGATGTCCTCGACCGCCTGCAAGATGATGTTGCAGGCTAAGTCTCGGACCCCTTCGAGATGGTAGTCTTTAGAAGGAGATTTCGTCATCGGAGGCGCGGGCGGCGGCGAGGCGTTCGTTGAGCGTGGCCAGCCGGTCGCTGGAGAGCGGTTCGGTTTCCCGTGGTTTGGATTCCAGCGGGTTGAGCCATTTGATCTTGTGGCGAAGTTGGCCGTTGTATTCCTCGGCCTCGACCGTGATCCGGCACTTCTGGCCGAGAAACGGCGACTTGCCAGCGTCCAGCATTTTGATGTCCCACTCGCGGCCAAATGCCTGGTCGAGCGTGTCACAAGTGCGCTTGGTTGCCTTTTCGGTCAACCAACCCTGCCAGACGATTTCCCGTCCGTGCTGGTCGCTCTCCGGGTCATCGATGAGAAGTGGGACGCGAATGAAATCCGTGCCGGTCTTGGTGGTGCCAAGCCACCCGTTGCCGGGGGCTTTTACTTTCGCGATATATTTGCCTTCGGCGGTCACATAGCGGTTTTGTTTGTCTGCGAGTTCGTGTGTTGTTGTCATTGTGTTTGGTTGTTGTTGTTCTGGGATTGGTATCAGTCAAAACTTTGTTTTTCTGCTTACAAAACAGGTGGGTTCCACTCCTCCACATCTCCGTCTGTCCAAAAAAGAGATTCTTTTCTCCATTCTATCCATAATTCACGCAATGAAGGCTTGCGTTCTATTTTTATAAATTCCTTAACATCATTCCAATTCATCATTTGAATATAATCACATATTTCTTGTTCATTGAGTGACATCTCTTCCATTGCTTCATTAAATGTGTAATTGTGTAGGTCTTCTTTTTTTGCCCCATTTTTTATGAATCGTTTTTGCCATGTGGCTTTGTTTTGAATCATTAATTTTGCGACTTTAATAAAAAATTGTGTCAAATCTATGTGTGCAATAGTTCGATCCGGCAGCCTAATCCTCATACTTCCGCTTGTTTTTTTCTTTTTCATTTTTCTGTATTGATAATTTTCGTAAACTCCGATAACCGCCGGAGGATCGGCTCGCCCCTGTCGGACGAGAGCATTTTTCTGAGGTCGCCCTTGACGGCGTTGGCCGTCCAGATGATGGGCAGTTCGTGGGAGGATCGGTGTTCCAGCAGGTCGAAGAGTTCCAACTCGCTGCGCTCGGTCATCTTCTGCTTGCCGAGGTCATCGAGGAGGAGAACCTTCGTCCGGCGGCAGCGGGTCAGCGTGTCCTCGGCGAGCGCCTTCGCCTGCGGGTTGTCGTGCCACTGGTCGGCGCAGGCTTTCGCAAACCCCGTGGAGGTGATGCCAAAGACTCGCAAGTTCTCAAAGTGCAACCGCTTCAGCAGTATCCAAGCCGCCCGCGTCTTCCCGCAGCCCGCTGGGCCGACGAGACCGAGGCCGACCGGATTAAACCGCCATGCCTCGGATTCGCGCAGAAATGCCGCTGGAATGCGTTTGGGGTCGCTTTCGCGGTAGAGTGGAGGGCAGAGAGCATTGAACGCCTCCTGCCGCCTCTCCTGCTCCTCTGCGGCCTGCTCCTGCTTCAGCTTCTCAATCCTTTCGAGATCACACTCGTCGCACAGGATTTTGATGTTCGGGAAAATCCGGAGCAAATCCCCGCCCGGAACCTGCACCGAGTTGTAGCACGACTCGCTCGCGCAGCATTGGACCGTGGCTACCATTGCTCGACCTCCTCGACCTTGGCTGGCGCGAGCGCCGGTTCCACCTTGTTCAGCCAGTTGATGACAAACTGACGGGTCTTCTTACGCCCGGGGTGCGCCAGCAACCACGCATCCATCTTGCGGGACTCCGCATCGACATCGATGCCCGGGTAGTGCCGCCGCATCTCAGCCCAAAACTCCTCATCGAGAAGGTAGGCGTTGCTTTGGGGAGCGGAGCGACCTACTTCCTTTCCTTTCCCTTCCATTACATTCCTTTCCTTTCCTTTCCGTTCGCGGTCAGCTTCGCCATCCTGTGAAGCAACTGCTTGACCTTCTGGTTGAAGCTGAGCTTCAAGCTGTGCTTCGCGGCGTGCTTCACCACTTGCTCGACCACCACGCGAAGCAAATTCGCGTTTTGCTTGAACCTCTGCTTCCTTCGCAACCGGATAGAATGCAATGCGTAGGTCGCGCCCGCGCCACTCCCAAAGTTGCGCTTGTGCGGAAACCTCGCTTGCCAACACTCCGCAGGTCATCTGCCATTGCCGGTCTTTCCACTCACGGCATCCCTTAATGACGCCGCCGTTTTCTTGGTCGGAGCAGTAAGCGAGAAGGGACAACCAAGTCGCCCGCTCGACCGGCTCCGCCCCGACAAACGCCGGGGAGCGGAGGTTCGCGATCTCGATATTGAGCCACCTCATTTCATGCCTTCCTTTCAAACATGGCGATTGGCCTCATGTGAGCGCGGGAGGAAGACATGTAGCCCACCTTCTGCCATGCTTTTGACTTGAAGATCGCACCCATCACTCGCGGGTCGATGTTCGCAGGAGGTGGACACATCTCGCGAACATCGTTGACCGTGATGACGCCCCTCTGATTGGCGAGGGATTCCGCTGCGAGTCGGGCCTCGGCGAGGTAGTCCTCACGGGTTGTCTCAAACAGGTCCATGACGGTTTGGAGATCGCTCATTTCGCCGCCCTCGCTTTCTTCGGCTTGTCCTCGACGAGCTTCACGATGTCGGCCTTGCGTTGCGCGTTCTCCTCACGAACCGGCATTCGCATCTTTTCATGCCATTCGCGGAATGCCTTCCCACCCATGTCGCCACCCATCGCCGCGACGAGATCATCAAGGCCCGACTTGCCAGCCACCGCCGCCGAGACGATAGCAAGCCGGTCGAAAAATTCGCTCCCGCTTTGGTGCTGGAGTTTCCAACCAGGCACCTCGCCATTGGCCGCGAGGAGTTCCTTCGCCGCATCCTTGATCGGCTTGAGGAGTTCCTTCTCAAAGATCGACGCCGCCTTGAGGAATTTCCCCAGCCGATCCGGGTCGGCCAGAATCCCCTGCCGGACATCGGCCAGCGAGACCGAGGATTCCACGGTCGCCAGCGTTTGAACGACCGGCTCGACAACCTGTGAGCATCTGTCTTTTTTGAGGCACCAGCCGCAATACTCATTCGCGCAGGGCTGGCGGTTCGGATCGGTCGCCGAGGCCACGATCCCCTTCACCCATGCCTCCGCCTCTTCAAAGGTGTAGGTATAGTGGACGACCTCGCGCTGGTCGCAGAATAGCAACACGCACTCCCACTCGGTCGCGAAGGTCCGAGCCATGTTGCCGAGGGCATAGGCACTCTGCTGCTTGTGATACGAGCGTAATTGGCCCGACTTGAGGTCCATGCTCTTGGCAAGCGCCTCCACCCGCGCATCCTCGGTGCCGACATGGTCAAGGTGCGGCGTGGTCACCTTGAGAAGCGCCTCGTCGGCGACGATCTCATGCCCCATTGCCAATTCCTTGGCCGTTGTGACCGCCCACAACACCGAGTCCTGCTCGTCGTCGGAGAGCGAAAGGAACGGCTGGCGCTCCCCCATGAGAAGACCCCGGAAGGCCAAGTCCATCCGAGTCCCACGCTCCGCCGCAGGACCGGAGACGGGGTTGGATTCAAAGCACGGACAGAGGTCGAGCTTGTCGAGAGCAGAGTGTCGAATCGTCGCGCTCATTATGCGACCTCCTTCAATACGGCCTCGATGAATCGTGGCGTGTTCGACAGCACTCGGTTGCGGTAGCCCTCGTCCGAGATGTCGCGGAAGGTCTGGCCCTCGGTGATCTGGCCTTTGGCCCGCAGGAACGCATTCACCTTCGGCTCATGCTCGAAAATGCGCTTTTCCAATTCGTCCGCCCAATTTGGGGTTTCCGATGGAATTGCCTCGGTATCAGCCGAAACCGCCACGGCCTCGACCTCGATGAGCTTCGGTGCTTCTGCCACCGGCTCTGGTGCGACCTCCACCTTCACCGAGCGTGTTGGGCGAGGGGAGTCAAACTCACCGACTTCCTCTGGGGTATACATGCCTTGAAGGACTCCGGGGTAAACCGCACGGACGGCCTCGCTGATCACCCGCGCCCGCAGCATCTGACGGGGAAACTTCTTGTAGTTGTCCTTGCCAGTCAACCCCGCCTCCTTGGCTCGTTGCATGTCCCAATCCACGGTCAAAGAACCACCCTGCGGATGGATGAATGTCGCGCTCACCTTTTCGTTAGTGTGCGTGTGCCACTCGACCTTTCCACCGGCCTGCTGGAACCGAGCGAGCATTGCATCGCTCTTTAATGCGGGGCGACCTTGGATCACATGGTATTGGCTGAATACCGTGGCGGGATGCTTTCCCTCCGATTGCGCGATCAGCATCAAAGCGAGCGCCTCGGTTGGCTTTTTGATTCCGAAGAAATTCGACTCAACGCCGATCTTCGCCATCTCCTGCATTTCCGATAACGGAATGTTGACTTGTGCTAGTTGTGTATTATTACTCATTTTAGTTATTACTGCTTTTCTTGTGGTTTAACTTTGCCCCGTTGGATTGCCGTCCTTCGGGGCGCTTTCTTGTGGTGAGGATGTTTAGTCCTCGAAATCTTCCCATTCCGCCCAGCGTTTGCGGCGTTCCTCGAAACGGCGCATGCGGATAAACATATTTCTCTGCCCGCAGTGGTAGCTGGCGAAGCACGACCCAAGCGTGAGGATGGCGAGGGCGATGGCGAATCCTGCACTCATCGGGCCAACCTCCATGCACAAACCCCGAGGATGACGACCGGCGATACCATCCAGAGGAAATCGAAAGCGTAATCGAGGCAGCGAAGGATCGTGTCCATTAGGAAGCCCTCCTGGTGTTAAGCGATGCACGGCGCTTGTCTGCCCACCACTGCTCCAGCGAGGGCCGAAGGATGCGCCACCCGCCACGGTCGCCACGGGGCTTTTCAGCCGTGAACATCCCCTTGTTGCAAAACTGCCGAATCGTCCACGGAGCGTAGCCGGTCAGTAACGCCGCCTCCTCCACCGTCATAAGAAGGTTCGCGCTCACGCCGCCTTCCTCGCTTTCTTTGTGAGAGTTTTCTGCGCCTTATTGGCGGGGGTGGTTATACACCCACCGGCAAAAAAAAGGCGGCGGACATATGATGACAGGGAACGCCCATCTTTCTTTGCCGCTGCCCGCAGCGTCTCCACTTCATCAGCCTCCAAATAGAGGCCAATTGATACGAGGTTACTTTTTGTTTTTGTTATGCTCATAGATTTTTTCTTTCAAGAGGTCGGACATCGACATCCCGCGAGCCTTTGCCAATTTGACCAAAAGCGCTTTCTCTTCCGCCGTCAACCAGACGGCAATTTGCTTTTTATCTTTGGCTCGCTTGCTTGGCATAACGCTAGAATGTTGCAGGTGTATAACCACCCGCCAAGCATTTTTTTTATTTTTTTCCAATAAGGTGAAACCCTACCCAATAAAAACCCTTGACAACCGCATTGGCAAAGGCTCCGCAGGCCAAAATAAATTTTGACCCGCTTAAACAGACGCTCCGCAGGCGAGGGGACTTAACCGGCGACCCAAATAAAAACCATCCACCCGACCGCCAACCCGCATGAATGCTGGTTTTGTCTGCTATCACCTTTCAATTGATACAACCCACCAAACAAGCAGCAAGCCAAGCGGAGAAAAGATTAGCACCCACATAAATTTCCATCCAAGCGCAGCCATTTTCCTGCCATCTCTCGCGGCCCCTTTTTGCCTGCCCTCGATGTCTGCCAGCAAGTCACAAAATCTGTCCACCCAGTTCGACTTGCTCATTTCCTCACCTTCTTTGCCTTGTTCTCCATTACCCGCGCAATCACCTTCTCGCGGTTCCGTTGATACCAATCCGCTTTGCGATCCTTCTCCGCCTCCTTGAATTTTTCGTCCGTTCGGTAGCGATCCGCATATTGCTTCGCCATGAATTTCCGCTGCGTTTTTTTGTTGGCGTAGGGCATAGGTCAAATCCTCCAGAACGCCTTCCAATCGGCCCGAACGGCGGGAACCGCATAGACCCGCTGCACCATCGCAGGCGAAGTGTGACCCATCTGGTAGGCGGTCAAACCAGCATTCCCGCAGCGACCGAGGTGATAGGTCGCGAACGAATGCCGCAGCGCATTCTCTGGCCAGCCCTCCCAGCCCAGCCTTAGCGCCACTCGCCGCCGAGCCTCATGCAACGCCTCCAGCGATCCTTTCACGATCACCCCGTTCTTCCCTTTGAAAAACTCACGCCGCTTCACCAGCGGCTCCGTCATGTCCACGACCCGCTCCAGCATCCCGGTGGTTTGCTTGGAGACCTCGGGCCGAATATGGATTTGCTTCGATTTGAAATCCACATCCTCCCAATTCATCCGCGCCACCTCGATGGTCCGCAGGCCCGCGAACCCGCCAAGCAAGAGCAACGCCCGAATCTCGTCCGGCATCGGAGCTTTCAGCA